AGAATCAGAATCACAAAGACCATTTATTGAAGCACAAGCAAGAACAGCAGCAAACTTACGACAAGCTGGTTTCGAGCAAGCGCAGAGGGCGGCGGAAAGCGATTTAGCAAGACAGCAACAATTAGCTATGTTTGCCCCAGAACTAGAACTAAGAGCAAGACAGCAACAAGCTGGTTTGCTTGGTGGTTTACAAGGATCGCAACTACAAAACCTTGGTTTGTTAAGTGGTATAGGACAACAACAACAACTGCTACAACAAAGAGGTATAGATGCTGCAAGGGGCGAGTTCCAAAGAGCGCTAGGTTATGGACCGCAACAACTTGGTTTATTACAAGCTGGCATGGGAACACCTTTGACAACTACTACTACAACAGGCAGACAAAGTACAGGTCTTGGCGATATATTAGGCGCAGGTGCGCAGTTGCTTGGATTAAGGTTTTTAGGTGGATAAATGGCTACAATATTTGATTTCAACACACCTTTTGGAATGGTAAATTCACAACCAAATATAGGTCCTATTACATCTGTGACACCACAACCAACAAAAGACAGAACAGGTCTTGCTACTATGCTGATTGCTCTAGGTGGGGCTTTACAAGGTGACAAAGATTTTGTGCAAAAAGCCATACAGCTTAGAGAAATGAAAGAAAGTAAAGAAAAAAAGAACCAACAAGAGCAAGCTGTAAAAAAATATATAGCAGATAATCCAAACTTAGCGCCTGGTATGAAAGATTTATTAAATGTTATGTCACCAGATCAGGTAATAACTACACTTACAAAAACTTTAGATCCAAAAGACACAAGAACAGCATTTCAAAAAGATATACAATTTTTACAAAGCAAAGGATTTACCTTTGACCAAGCTGCCGATATGTTAGACAAAAGTCCAAATATCAATATAGATACTGGTGAAAAGGTTTTTCAACAAGAAGCCGCTAAATCAGCATTTAAATTAGTAGAAAAGTCACAAGAAGTTGTGAACAACTTTGCAGATTTAGAACCAAGGCTTGATATTTTGCAAAAGCAATTAGAGGGTACTGATCCTGTACAAACTGGTGTTATTGAAGAAATTAAAATACCTTTTAAAAGAATTGCAGCTGGGTTAAATATTTTGCCACAAGAACAACTAGATGATCTTACTCAACAAGAATTATTTACTAATATTACCAGTTATTTAATACCAAGAATGAGAGTAGCTGGATCAGGTTCAACATCTGATACTGAAATAACTTTATTCAGAGCAGCCGTTCCTAATTTAGGTAATACGGTTGAAGGTAACAAAGTTTTGGTTGGTGGTTTACAAGCACTTGCAAAACATAATAAAAAAAGATTATTTGAAATGGAAAAATATTTGAAAGAAAATGGTAATTTGTTGGGTTTTGGTGAATTTGCCGATAACAAACTAGGACCAGTCTTTAAATCTTACGATTCTGATGAAGATTTTGATAGTAAAGTAAAATCTGGTGAAATTAAACCTGGTGATTTTGTTTTTGATGCTATAAATAGACAATTTAGGGTTATATCAAAAGAAGATGTAAGCGGTATATAGTATGGCAGCACCTAAACCAGTAGATTACGGACAAAAAGCACCCCAAAACATTGGGGCTGGTTTAGCGAGATCATTTGGTCAAGGTTTATTATTTGGTTTTGGTGATGAAGTGGAGGCTTTTGTAAGGTCTTTACAGAAAGATGTAAATTATGATGATGCTTTACAAGAAGCAAGGTCTGAACTTCAAAGTTTTAGAGAACAAGCACCAGCAGCAGCTTATGGAACAGAATTTATTGGTGCTTTACCAAGCACTTTTTTTACTGGTGGCACAGGACTATTAGGTAGATTAGGTTTACAAGGAACTGGCAAGATTGCGGCTACACAAAGCGCTTTATATGGCGCTGGAACTGGCGAGGACACACAAAGCAGATTGCAAGGTGCTGCTATTGGTGGCGCGCTCGGTGGTGCGCTTGGTGTGGGTGCTAATAAATTATTGCCAGCAAAATCAAAAGTAGCTAAAGATTTACAGAAAAAAGGTGTACCACTAACACCTGGTCAAGCATTAAGAGATCAGGGTTCTATTGGATCTACTTTGATAACTGCCTTGGAAGATTTATCAACATCATATCCTGGCGCAGGCGCGCCCATACAAGCAAAAAGATTAGAAGGCTTAGTAGCATTTAACAAAAGATTATTAGAAGAAGCTGTAAAACCCTTAAAAATTAAATTGCCAAAGAACGCATCAGCTAAAGAATCTTATGAATTCGTAGATGATATTCTGAATAAGAAGTATGAATCAATAATACCAAAATTAAAACTGACAAAGACAGATGATCTTGAAACTAATATTTTGGATGCATTGGAAAAAAGTATATTTAGTAGTTCTGACCAAAGTAAGGTTTTAAAAATATTAGATAAAACTATATTTGATAATATTGTTGATGGACAACTATCAGGTAAAAACTTAAAAAATGCTCAAACAAATCTGAACAGGTTAAGCACAAGATTTTTAAAACAAGGTGGTTTTGAAGGTGAAATAGGTGTATTTTTAAAACAAACAAAAAATTTATTAGACGAACAAATCAATTTACAAAACCCAAACTCTAAGGAGTTGTTTGATGTCAATAAGGTTTATGCTAATTTAATACCAATTAATAAAGCTATGCAGTCTGCTATCACACAAGAGGGCGTTTTTACACCAGCACAGATACTTAGAGCATTAAGGCAAACAGATCAAACTAAAATGAAACAGGCGCTTATAAAAGGACAAAAACCATTACAAGAAACTGCTGAAGAAGCTAACAAAATTTTGTTATCACAATTTCCTGATTCTGGTACTGCATCAAGGTTATTGGCACAAGATGTTATTTTAAATCCTCTTAAATTAGGTAAGTTAGCGCTACCAGCTTTCGCATCTGAATTGTTGATGTCACGACCTTTTGGTATGTCGCCAGCTACAGGTTTATTAACTAGCGTAAAACCCATAACGCTTGGAGCAACACCAACTATAAGCGGTCTTTCTGCACAACAAATTTTGGAAAACCAAAGACAAGCAAGACAAGAATATTTAAACAGTTTATTAACTAATCAATAGTAACTTCAATACTATACTTGCCTATATCTTCGCCTTCTTGATCTACTCCGTAAACCATTTCTAGTTCTAAGTCTATAAAGTGTTTGGCTTTCATAAGATCCTTAATCCTATCTTCTTTACCGCCCTTGTTTCTAGTTATATATTTAAGTGTGCTACCTAAGTTGTAACTAAGTTTATTGGCGTATATATATTCTATCGGCTGTATGGTATGCTGTTTATAATGATCGCCGTCAACTTGGTTGTTGGTTGCCAATCTATCTATTGATTGATCCCACTCATCAATGTTATTTTTTTTCATATTTTTTCTCCACTTTAAGTAATATTATGCTATATTAACACTTATATATAAAAAAAGGGAAAATTATGGAAATATTTGAATCTGATGACAAAATTACTTTTGACATTTCCAAGACTATAGACGCAAACGAACTAGCTGAGCGCTGGGGCGTAACAAAAAAATCTATAGACAATAGACGACAAAGAGGACAAGGACCAAACTATTTTAAAATAGGTGGTAAGATAAGATATGATCTCAAAGATGTTGTCAGAATGGAACAAGAATCTTATAGATCCATAAATGGCTCACGCATTACTAAGTCCTAGTGCAGCAAAGATTTGGATGTCCTGTCCAGGGATGCCAAAACTTGCGCAACAAGTAGAATACAAGGTAGGCGTGCCAGCCGCAACGGGTACATTGATACACGAAATGGTAGAAACATTATTAAAAGGGAGATTACAAAATTTGACGCTTGAAGAATACTATCTTGGTAGTACACATCATGTTGAAGATTTTGATATTACAGTAGATCAAGACATGGTTGATTGTGCAAAAGTTTATGTAGAATATATTGATAAGCGTATGCACGATCTTGATATAGCCAGACCACTCATAGAAGAAAAGGTAAGGATGCCAGAGATACATAATGACTTATGGGGTACAGCTGACGCTATATTGTTAAGTAAAAACCATTTAGAAATAGTTGATCTAAAGTCTGGTAAATGGGCTGTAGAGCCTGACAATCCACAGCTACGCATCTATGCTTTAGGTGCATTATCTCGTTATGGTAACGAGGATACACAAGTTCAAATGACCATTGTGCAGCCAAGAGGTTGGCACAAAGACGGCCATATCCGATCATACTACATATCAGCCATAAACTTGGTTGAATGGGGCTATGAAACTTTAAAGCCAGCCGCAGAGGCATGTTTTGAAGAAATACCTACATATAATTATAGTGAAGCTGGCTGTCGCTGGTGTAATGCTAAAAGTATATGTAATACTTATAACTCAAAAAAAAGGGAGAATGTAAATGTCTAAAAAAGATAATACACAACAAGATGTGCCAGAAGCACCAAAAAACACAATACAATTTGGGGACGGCCCTGAGTATGTTGTTGATGAAATGCCTAACGAAGCAAAGGTTTTGTTTGCCCGTTGGCAAGAAAAAAAACAAGCGTTAGCTATGGTTGACAATAACAGGGATGATCTAATGATTATTCTTGCACAATATGAAGTGCGAATGAAAACTATATTAGAAGCTGACAAAAAAGAGGAATCCAATGTCGTTAGCTAATATTAGGACAAAAGCACAACTAAAACCGCCTATCATTACTTTGTATGGTCCTGGTGGTATTGGTAAAACATCTTTTGGCGCGTCAATGAACAAACCTATCATTGTGCAGACAGAAGATGGTATTGGTAAAATAGAATGTCCTCACTTTCCTGTAGCACAAAGCTATGAAGAGTTTGAAGGCAATCTTAAATCTTTAATAGAAGAGAAAAGCGAATACAAAACTGTCGTTATAGATAGTTTAGATTGGCTTGAAACTTTATTACAAGAGCATGTATGCCAAGAGAATGGTTGGCCAGAGATAAGCAGTCCCGCTTATGGCAAAGGCTACGCTGTTGCTTTGGAAACTTGGAAGGATTACCTTGGTCTTATTAATCAGTTGCGTAAGAAAGGTTTTACGATCTTACAGATAGCGCACAACGAGATACGAAGATACGAAGATCCAAGTAATGAACCACATGATCGCCACCAAATAAAACTTCACAGAAAAGCAGCTGATCTAGTAATAGAACACAGCGATTGTGTGTTGTTTGCTAATTACAAGATTGGAACTATTCAAGTCAAAGGTAAAGGTGGCAACATGACTACCAAAATGAAACAAGGCGACAGAACAATATTTACTGAAGCTGGTCCTGGTTTTCAAGCAAAGAATAGATTTTC